CCATTATCCATTGTCGCATTTAAAATTAATTCAATATCTCCAGAAGAATCAAATGGAACTAGGCTTCTCAAAGTATCAATTATATTAGGTTGCCGCATAGGTTGATTCATAAGTGCTTCAGTACCCTGACCATCACCATAGTTAATGCCATCATAAATAGAACGATTTGTAGTATTAAATGTACCTAGATTTGGCATATTAAAAGAATCGCCTGCTAGAGGTGCTCCACCTTGTTGTTCATTAACTGCTTTGTTTTCTCCGTATGCAAATCCACTATAACTTTGTTGAGGTTGGCTCATGCCTTCTGTTGCTCCGCCATCAGTACGTTGTGACAACGAACCCGGACCTGATACTGGTGCTGGGTTTTTTGGTTGACGATATCCGCCCATTGAACTCATACTCATTCGTCATCCTCTCCATCAAATTCTTCTTCATCTTCTTTATCAAAATCATAATTGTATTCTTCTGCAGAACTAATCATTCCGTAAGCAAGCCATGGAGTCATAGAGTCACTTACTTTAGTTTGCAGATATCTTGTACCTTCAAAGTCTGCCCACTCAGTAATAAGAATCCAGTTAGTGCAAATTTGATTTCCACCATCAGGATCTTCTTTAGCAAGAAGTTCTACTGCTTTATCTAGTTGTTGTCTAAACTTGTCCCCACTC